AGAACACAGGTGGATACTATGAACCATCATGCTAAGCTAGCACAATCTAGGAGGGAGTCACTATGCTAAGTAGCAATGAGACTGGGAGGAGCAGATTTAATAGTTTATGTCAGAGGGGATCCCAAAAGAGAATGGGTGGTGACTGAGAACTAAAAAGTATTATTTTTGAATGTTGAGGAAAACAATACAGATTATTAGAAAATTAAAATGATACAATAACTTGTCAATGACAATCCAAATGTAGGGCTATTGGAGAAGAAAATAACTGAAACTACTAGGGAGGAAATACTTAACCACATGGATTTAAATTACTCCTCTGTAATATACTGGGTAATGGTTAACTCAACTTATTCAGCAGATTATAGGCCTATAGGTATGTTAAGAGGTCAAGACAAAGTGTTCGCCATTGGTTAGAGAACACATAATGACATAACATCATAGGAAATCCCCAATCTCATGCAGGCATCCATGTGTGACATCAATGCTTATTACTTGGACATAGGAGTGAATGGCACTGTAGATAGATACCAGGAAAATGCCATGCAATTGCTTAATTACTAATCAAAGTCAGCCAGCATCAAAAGCACCACACTCAAATATTAGTTGAAAGATGATAGCACATGGGGTTAAGCTAAACTATGGTCACTTAGGGATGCTTATAGAGTAGAGCAAACCTATGATGTGGAGAAGTAGGGAATTTATGGACTCAAATGTGTAGAAAGGATATATGGTATTGACAATGAAGGATTAGAGTTAGCAATATACATTCCGGAAATAGGAGTTAAAGATGAGTTAGTGAAGAAAGGAACTCAGAATAACATGGTGGCATACCAGAAGATGAAGGCTTTTGATACTAAACTAGAGACCAAGATAGGGAGGAATGTGTACTTACAGAACATGTTAGTAGATGGATAAATGGTTACACCATAATAGTAACATGTAATAATCAATGCATAATTAAATGGAGGCAAGATGGCTGACATTGATAGGAAAACATTTGGCTGTGATAGGATAATAGATGAAACAATCCTTAAGGTCAAACTAGCTTATTAGCATCAGAGAATACCCCTAATTTATAAAGGACGCCAAGAAAGAGCAGATTACAGCATTGTGTCCTAAATTGATATGGCATTGATACATGAGAATTACAGCAACTACTATGTCAAATGCTGGTGGAGATACACATCTGACATTAAACTAGCAAAATAAATTGGAGAATGCCAGCAAGCACTGTTGATGTGCCTTGATTCTGATGAACTAGCTGACAACTTATGGTACCACTTAGAATTGCTTAACAAATAAGTCTATTAACATCAAATTAAGCTAAAATAAGGTACATAGATGGGAGATGATAAGGAGATTAGTGGCTACTAGGACCTATCTGTATCAGACTTATTTGGATCCCTATGCAAAAACAGATTGGATGAATATGGACCATATAAGGATTAAGTCATTAGATTGGTAGATGTCTCTAAAATCCACACAATCAAAGGAACTGGCTTTGACAATATGCCAAATATCAAATTCACACAGGGATTCTTTGCCTCATATTTCTGGCCTAGAATGATAAGAGCACCTGAAACGGTAGAGACCAGAATAATTAGAGGTTATGGAGAAGAATTGGAGAGACAGTTCACCATCAAATTGGAACAATTTAAGAGTGAGAACAACATTAGATTTCCACCTACTATAGTAGGCAGCTATGGATCTGTTAAGCATGAGTAGGTCAATGTGATCATAATTAACCATTTGTCCAAAATAGTCATTAAAGTGGATGGCAATTAATTCACATTGATCAACTTGGACTAGGAAAATAGAATGAATGTCAGAGAACTGCATAATGCAAGATGGGAAGTCCTTAGACCCTATTAATTGGATATTCTATCATCAATAAAATATGGCAGGACAATTATATACAAGTATAGACATGATCTAGAATACATGGAGGATGCAGACAAAATAATGGAGATGCCCAAACAGTGTAGAGAAAACCACCACTGGTTTGAAAAAGGACCCAAAGGAGACAATTATGAGTGCTATGGAGTCAATGACATTGAAGAAATGATGAATTTACTTTAATAACAAGATTGCTTGTACAATCACATCAAGACTGTAGGATTTGATTTGGAGGCTGAGCCAGCATATGGACTTAGGAAAGTCAATTCTATGCAACTAGCATTTGATAACAAAGCAATCATATATAATGGGTCATAACTGAATGTAGCACAGTACATCATTTACTCCTGGTTCAGCTTATGGAGCATTAAGACAATAGTGTGGGACAACTAGCTGGACGGCATATATGCCAATAATGTGGACCTATAGTAACATCCTTACATAGTTTAACAAAAATCAGCAAAAATGGGCCTTGCAGATGCCCTTGCTATGGTCTATAACACTGAATACAAACTAGCAGTCAATAGGAATAGGAAGTTGCAATTTTACACAGAATACACTGACTATAGGATCACTGACGAACACAGGTCATATGGAGTGAGGGATGCAATATCTTGCCTAGAGTTACACAAAGATATCATGATCAGGAACATAGCATCTGCATAATTCTATTAGACTAGGATTGGGAGAGTAGATTGCACAACAAAGATTAAAGAACATAACTAGTCGGCATATAAGTGGTGCCCATATGGAAATGAACAAGCTACGCCATTAGCAGCAGTGTTAGCAAAAGCCAGAAAAGATTAACATGATGATAATCTCATATTCATCGATGTAGGAGCAGGTGATAATGGTACATCTTGTGTGAGAGCCTGTGTTACATCTTGGATGGCTTCTTGGGAAGGAATTGGTATTATGTAAAACCATTCAAATGATATTATGAAAGAATGGTTAAGAAATAGTGTGTAGGCAGAATTGATAGCTGAAACAGGATCATCTGCATCTTAACTAGCCTTGTTCGCTAAGCTGAACAAAATCAACCTACACCTATACACCACTGACACACCATCTGGCAGCTATGACCTTAAGATGATGAAGAATGTTGGTAGGCCATTGATAATGTTAGCACACCATGGTCATGCATACCTAGGAGTGACATTCAATCAACCAGGAAGGGACACCTGCATGCAGAGTAACAGATACTTACCATGGGACTGTCATTGTGGCCGATGTGTGTAATTACCAGTTTAACATATCAGAAATGAAAAGAGATTAGGAGTGAAGTGTGAGGTATGTACTTATAGCCAAACTGAAAGACAATTTCAAGATTTTGAGGAAATTAATAGGGAAAGGATCAAAAGGTTCAAGGAACCATAATTAGTGTCATGGAGACAACAATCCACAACTTATGAGGAAGATGCAATAAGGATAAGAGGAATGACATTGTCTAATGAAGTGGACGATATAGACAACTGGTTGAACTACTTGGATCAGAAAAAGCCAGAGCGATAGTCAATGGTATTGTATGACAGTAAATTAGACACTAGAGTACTGACATCTAAATGTCATGGTACTGTTGACAACATTGTAGCAGATGAAGGCTAGATATTAATGAAATACAAACCATAATCATGTGATGCCATGACTTCCAAGTACACACAGATAGGACCAATAGTGGAAGGAAAACACATGGAAACAATGTGCAATTGTGTTGACAACATGACATTCGCAGCCACTCAGAGAACCATTAAGACGAAAGCAGTTGTTACAAGAGAAGTGAAGAGATTTGTTAAGTTTGCTATTAAAAGAATTAAGAAAGAATTCAAACCTAGGGGATTTGATGGTCTAGGCAGAATAGATTTATGCAATAGAGCTATAGAGATAGTTAAGTAATCCAACAAGACAAAGAGTGTCAAAGATAGGATCATAGAGGGGTTAGAGTTCGTAAAAGAAAACGGACTTGACACAATAACCAACACTGAGTCTTTTATCAAGAAAGAGATCACAATGTCAGATGGTTGGGCAAGAATGATCTCAGCTAGACAGGAAATTGTAAGATCATTATCAGCAGTAATATATTAGGAAGTAGAGGACTAGGTATATAAAAATCCTCATTTTATCAAGAGGATGAATGATGACTAGATCACTGCAGCATTGAGAGACAAAGCCAAACAATTTAATTATGCAGTATGCCTTGATGTCTCATGTTATGACTCAGCCTAAAAAGATGAAATATGGTAGATAGAGAAAGAGCTGTTTAGACATATAGTGGGAGATAAAGCCTGTTAGTTGTGGGAAGCAATAGCATTAAACAACAATTACATCAAGACAAAGATGATGATTTTACTAACAAAAACCACGAGGAATAGTGGCGAACAGACAACATCATTAACAAACACTTACTTGCAATACTTGCTTTAGAAATATGTAGCTAAGCAGTTACATATGAAGAAATCACAGTGGTGGTGTTTTGTAGAAGGAGACGATGTGATTACCTTCCTGATGTAACTTAACAATTATGTTGAGAAAGCCACAGAGATATATAAGAGTCTTGGATTCATGACGACTGTAGAGCATGAAGGAACACCAGATGGAGCAACATTTGTGAAAATAGTCTTGAGAAGCACTGAAGGAGATTATTCAGTATTCAGGAGAATAGATCATGCATTGCTTAAGATGGGGTGGACCAAACATGCTGTTAAAAGCAAATATACAAAGACTGCCACAGGGTTAATGAGAAGTAAGATACTATCCTTAAAGGCAATGTATTTGTACAGTGAATCAGTTTAAA